GCAACTGCCGCAAGCCCTTTAAGCATTGACGCGACGTCTAATTCCGAAAAGTCCTCGACTGCGCTCGCTAAAATCTTAATGGCTGCAGCTAAAAGTATTAAACCGAGAGCTTTGAACGAGCCCATTTTACTAGAACTCGACATCTTCATGAATAATACCAATTCAGCCATGAGAGCTCCTACACCTAATAGACCTCTGCCTATAGATTTCATATCAAGCTCTCCGAGTTTCTTCACAGCACCAGTAAGTATACGTACGGCAATCGCTAATGCGATGAGCTTAGTAAGACCTTTAGTAACCTTTCCTCCAACCTTGGACAATATAACACTGGTTATCGTCAACATAGCAATAAGTGTTGTTATTGCTGTCAGTCCTTTGGTTATACTTTTTGGGTCCATATTACCTATTATAGCCATTGCTGCTGACAAAATTAGAACCGAAACCGCGATTTTCAACATCAACCTACCAATTGACTCTAGCAAAAGAAGTTTTTTAATGCCATCCGCAATTCCGCCGGCACTACCCATGGTGGCAGATAAAACACCCATAGAAGCGAACATTTCAATAAATAGAGCTGATATAACGCCCAATGAAGCAGCAAGCTTGTCAGAATCTATCATTGAAATGACTACTAGAGCAGCAGCCAATACACCAATCGCGGCCGCAATAGTCAATAGAGCCTCGGCTTTTAATTTAAGTTGAAACGCTCTGAGTGTATCTCCGACCTCTTCGAATATTTCTCTAAAACTTTCTAAGAATTCGCCCGATTCTTTTACTATTTTCGAAAGTCTATCAATAAACATTTTGATGCTCAACACCAATCCGCCGGTTAGAAGACCTTCGATTATCTCAACAAGTCCTTCAAAATCCGCATTTTCAATCGCAGTGCTAACTTTATCGGCCACCCCTCCTATTAATTTACCAATAGCATTAACTATTGCTAGAAACAGAGGAGCGATTTTTTTGACAATCTTTCCGAACGCTTTAAATACTTTCATAAGTCCTTCGCCGAGAGCAGTAAAAGGCTCAAAGCAAAGTTTTAACTTTTCAGTAAAAGAGTCAACGCCACTCAAGTCAATACGAGTAAAGCCCGTAAGCGCATCAGCAATACTGCTTACGAATTTTTTAAAGCCTTCAATGACCGCACCGATTACAGTTACGATTCCACCAATGACTTTATTGAAAACGTTGCTAGATTTTATGAACTCTCTAAATTTAACGATTGCATCACCAAGAATCGCCGTTAATCCTAATATGCCGTCACCTGCTGGCGCTACAATACCAACAAGTTTCATGAACCCGTTAACGACTGCTTTGACGGCCCGTATGCCTATATCAAATAAAGCAAATAAACCTTTGAAAGTTCTATTGAGATTTTTAGATGTTTTGGAACCTTCTTTGAACAAGTCTTTAAATTTAGCAGTGAAATTTTTCAATCTTTCGGTGAGTGCGAATAATTGCTCACCCGTTTTCTTCGGAAATATATCTCTAAAGGCATCTTTGATGGGTTTGATTATATTTACAATGCCTTCGAAAGCATTTTTTATTGCATCTATAAGGGCTTTACGTCCGCCTAAGTCTTTCCAACCTTTCAGCATCTCGTTACGAGCCTGTGCTGATTTGTTGAGCATACCGCCGATCGTATCGCTAACCTTGGTTAAAAGCTCTTTAGCTTCTTCAAAGTCGCCGACAATTATTTCCCAAGTCTGGGTCCATCCCGACTGAGCCGCTTCTTTTAAAGTGTCCATCAACTGTGAAAATGTCTTAACTTTTGTAGCGGCATTTGTGGCGGTGTTACCGAGTTTAAAGATTGCTTCAATCTGTTCATCGGTATAACCCTTAGACTTAAGCATTTCTTTATTCTTTTTTTTCTCGGCTTCGGTCATTTCTTCACTCGCCAAGGTGAATTTTTCCAAGGTTTCGGTTAATATCTCAGACGTTAACCAACCGTTTTTGAGACTTTCTCTAAAAGAGCCCTCGGCATCTATCATCTTATCGATTTGGACACCATGCACTCTCGCTGTTTCCTTCAAAGCGTCTTGGAATACCTGACCGCCCATACCTGCATTAACAACCGAGTTCCAGTCCATAAGTTTCACTACGCCAGATGATAAAGCTTGAGATAGCTGATACATAGCAGTACTAGCCTGCTGAGATGTCGAACCTGATACCGCCGCCAAGTTAGCAATACCTTTAATCGCTTTAACAGATGTGTCCAAATCTGTTCCAGCAGCAGTAAAAGTACCAATATTACGAGTCATTTCTGTGAAGTTATAAATCGTCTTATCGGCATAAGCATTCAATTCATCCAAAGCATTATTGACATCTTTCAACGTCGTGCCTTTACTTTCGGTATTGGCTAATATTGTTTGAATGGCGTTAATCTGTGTTTCATATTCGGAAAATCCCGTTTTAACAGGATCGATAGTCAAGGCAGACACGATACGTTTACCAGCGTTTACCGCTGAGTTTGTTATGTTTGCGAGGGCGGTTACTGCTATAACTTCCATAGCCGAGAATCGAGCCTGAACTTTCTCAACAGCTCCGCCGAGAGTAGTCATGTCGACTTTCTTAGCCGCATTGTCAACGCCCGATAAACCCTTAGTCGCATCTTTGAGTTTTAAACTTTTCTCGAGTTCATTCAAACTATTAATACTAGTGTGAATATTTTGTTCAAACTGCTTGTTATCAAACTCCATTTGAACAATTCTCTCGTCAATTTCTTTACTCATAGCTTAGTAACCTCCCTCCATGCTTTTTCTGCAATTTTGTCAAAAATAGGCTGGATAGCGGGATTGATGTAATCTCTTCCTTGTACCCAGCCGCCGTTACGGGTTCCATGACCATACTGTAAAATGATGGCTATTGGAACTCCATTTTGAATATTTGAATTGTAAAACGTGATTGATGCAGAACCATTTTTTTGTTCTACTTTGTAATACCACGATTTAGCGGTTAGTCCAGAATCAACAGGTGTTGCTAACGCGAGAGCTGCCACCCCTTCTCTTCCGAACTCGTCTAAGTCTTTCACTTTAACAGCTTTGTCGACTTTTACCAGATATCGGGTTAGCTTTGAAAAATCACCCTTTTGTCTGATTCTTATCATTCGAATACTCCTTACACTTTTGTGGTGTAATCCAGACTAATCCAACCCGCTTTAGATTTCAGAAGACCCCAACCTGTGCTGGAGCCCTTTCCGTTTTTAACTTCGATGATTGTAAATACGCCTTTCCCTGTAAATTTGCCAGTCTTATCGTAATTGGTTCCAGGTCCTTTACGAATGTTTAGGTCAAGTATATCAACCCGAACTCTATATAGTTCGAAAGTGTTAAAAATAGAACCAAGTTTCTTATTAACATCGGATGCTATTTGTCCAAGACGTTTGTAAATATAATCACCGGGACAAGCAGTGCTTGAAAACCATCTATGAACGGTTATGTTCTGTTTGTCAGGTTGTCCAATTAAGGATTTATCCGCTTTCCATTTAAGTTCTTTGATGTTATTACGCTTACAAATATCGGTACAAAGCTCTACCAGAGCCTTATACACAGCATCATTAATAGCGTAAGGGTAAATTGTATCACTCGCACACTCGATTGTAATGGCTCTGTTGTCATTGGCACGGTTTGAAGAACACCAAGAACGGTCTTTTTCTTCAACGTACATGCCTATTCTGCCGTCAGGACCTATGCCATAGTTCGATGATGCTTTACGAGATGTCGGCGCAAATATGTTACCGAGTGTTTCCACGGAGCATTGTCCAACTACGCAATGAATTGTAATAGTATCGATTTTATGATTTCTAGGACTAGTCTTATTAGGACTAATTTTAGTGTAACTAACCAGTGGGCTGTTACTCATATTACCACCTATCCTTTTGTGTGTAGTGATTTCTTACGAGCTGCATTGAGGGACCGTTGTTTACTCGCCCATTCCCTCTTACTCATCTTTTTAGGAGGAGCGTTTTTGACGTTGCAAACTCGTATTAGGGTTAATAATCTATTTAAGTGCCATTTCTGACACTCAAATGGAATGTTTAAAGTGATCATCCACCAGTAAATAACCTCGGATGTTACTATTTCTCGCTTAACTTTCCCATTTTTTTCTTCGGTAAACCAAGTTGCGGTCATCGAGGCTTCGATGTACGCATTCACTTGATCGATGATGTCGTTGGTTATTCTTTTATACACGCTGGGATCGACATTTTGTGTCAAGGTCATGCAACGAATATAATCGATTGTCTCTTCAGTGGTTTTATCCTCTTTGCTGAGGAATGGTTTTTCCCATTTGGACTCCCATTTTGAAATAGAGACAAGAGAATGCTCTAATTGCAGTGACTGTTGCTTCAACGTGAAGAACATTTGAGTATCATCATCGAAATACTCTTTCTCGGGGATAATTATCCTAAGCATTCTCCGTTATCCGTCCACGGTTATACGCTCGGAATCGCCACCGGAGCTCCTTGCGCGCCATCCGCCGAAGGGATAACCGCGTTTATAAAGTCGGCAACCGCCTTTTCACCGCCAGTGAACAACTCAACCATAAGAACGTCATAAGCGTTAGACTGCTCGAACGCCTTGGATAATTCTTCAGACTTAACGAAGCGCTTACCATCGATAGACTTCTCACCATAAGCAGTGAGAACGATCTTCTTGAACCATGCGAATAATCGCTTGGTGTCTTCTTCCTTTACCATTTTTTCGAGCAGCTTCTTCAAACCGATGCTACCGGCTTCTGCCTCGAACTCCAAACACTCGGTTCTGCTGAGGTTGAAATGGAATTTTTCAGTTCTGGTTTCACCGTCGAAATCGGTATAGGTTATAGGTTTAATTAACATAATATTTTTCTCCTTTCAAATATAAAGGGAGTCGCCAGCCTCAAGTACACTGAATACGACCCCCTAAATAAGTTTGCAAAAAATGATACAGCTTTACGCTGCTGCCTTGAACATAGCGATAACTTCCTCTGGTGTTGGAAGTGTTGGCTCCTGATCCTCTGTACCATAAATAAGATCCTCAAACGCCTTAAGCTTTGTAGCATCAGCCTTGGTGGACTTGATTACGATATGCGCGACTGGCTTATAACCAGTAACGGGAATAGGAGTTGTGCTGATTTCCCAGCTGAATGTAACAGCTTCTGGGGAATCGTTAACACTGGCATTAGCCTTCTCAGAAGGAGCAGCCAAAGCGTTGTAAACGAGATGAATCTTATAGCCATGATCCTGACCATCAGTATCGTTACCGATAAGAGTACGATAAGCGAAACCGAACTCTCTACGAGTCTGCTGACCGAGAATAACGCCGTCTTCAGGTTCAGCGCAGCCGTCGCAAACTTCGAATTCATCAGGATATGTATAAGCCTCAATTGATGCTCCGAATTCTTCGGCAGATACAAGATTCAAATACTTCTGGTTATCGGCATAAAGAGCATTAGCCTCTGCACCGGAAGGCGACTCGTTAACGTTGATCAAACCGTTCCAAGCGACACCCTTACCGTATTTGCCCGTAGTATCTTTAACAAAAAGCACACCACGGTCGACACCGGTTTCGTAATACTTTTCACCGGACTTGTCCCATTCAAGTTTCATTTAAAAATCCTCCTTAAAAATATAGGGTATAAACATCGTGATTAAGATTGTCTGCTTCGAAGTGTCTATCGAATCTGCACTTCGGAAGTCGTGAAATCTTCTTTGGAAGCTCACTATCGGGATCTTCATAAATCACGATTAATTCATAAGCATTATCTTGCTTGTAAACAGAATTATTGGCGAATGTGTTATCTATTTTTTTTCGAGAATACACAATCGCGTCATATTCCATTTGAACAGATGCGGGGGGTTGAAAATACACATTACGACTTCCGAGGAGATCCTCCAACATAGTCTGTAGAGATAGTCTACTTGCCATTGTATACACCCCCCACTGTTAATATTAGTCTAGGGTACTGAACTTCGATTTTTGTAATCTTCCATTTAGTACCCATAAACTCAACATATTTCATCCAACGGGAATTCTGTTTGGCAAAAGGATCAGCTACAATGCTGATTTGGTTGGCGATATTCAAATCGTCATTTGTACTATCGGATGAAGAGGACCATTGACTGGTGTTCCTACTAAGATCTCCGTAGTGTTTACGTTCAGTAATTCGGTCTTTCCATACTCCAGGAGAGGTTTCAACGGGTATGCCATAGCCGATTACTCCGCTAAATTTTGCCATTTTGAATTTTCCCCCTTAACGATTATTACTCGTTGATTGTTTCGAGTACGATAGCGGACTTAGGCTTCATAAGAGAACCGGAAGCGCGAGTTTCGATGAGGTACTCATACTTGTTGAAGTTGATGTCGAAGTCGTCAAACATGTTGATTGCTCCGCCCTTATCAGCACCTACGGTATAGTCGTCAAGATTAACGATGATACCACGAAGTGTACGAGTCTTGCCTTCCTTGTCGGTTCTTGTGAGGTTCTTCATAGGAGGAACAGAAACAATCTCGGAAACGAGCATTGCTGTGGCGAGTTCCTTGATGTCCTTATAAAGTCTTCTGCCATCTTTATCCTTAAGAAGCAAGCAAGCTGAAACAAGAGCCTCAGGCATATATGCTGTTGGTGAGCCTGAACCGTCATAGTCCTCTCTAGCTCTTACAGCCTCGTCGATGAACTCTTCAGCAACCTGAGCCAAAGTAGCGCCAGCAGCAACATTTATGATGCTGTGGATTGCATAGAGATCGTCGTCGGTCCAAATAGGACGAATATGCTCTTCCTTAATCTTATCGTCGGAATCGGCAACTCTGCCGTCGCCAACGAGGTAAGCACGACAAAGTTCCTCATCGAGCTTATATCTCATTTCGCCCTTAAGGAATGCTACTACATCAAAGTCTGTGATGTCGATGATGTCATCACGGTCCATCTTCTGAAGCTTGTAAACAGTTTGAGGAGATGTGGTTCTCTTAAGAAGCGCGAATACCTCTTCCTTCTTCTGCTTACCCTTGATGTAACCTCTCGCTCTAGCTTCTTCGGTAGTAATGTCTGCGAAGAGAGCCTTAATTCTTGAGAAAGGAACGTGGTGAACAGAGTTCTTAACCTTCTGAACCCAACCGTCCTTCTTACCGATAAATCTTGGTTCGTTTGTGAGAAGACGACCGTCTCCCTCACTGTAAGGATACAATTCGCCGATATTAGTCATACCGTGAGCGATTGCGCTTTCCTTCATGCTGCCATGCTTCTTAGCATCCTCAATAACCGCCATCATCTCGGAATGGCTGATTACATTTTCGTTGTTCTGATCGTTCTGATCAAATGCATTGTGTTTCATATCGCTGTTTCCTCCTTCAGAATCATCATTTTCTTCGTTGTTTTCTTTTTCGGCAAGTGCTGCGCCGACCATTGCGTAAAAGACCTTCTTCTGTTTTTCATTAAAGGTGTCAATTACGTCTTTGATGGTTTCCTCTTTTTCAGGATTTTCATCCTTCTTGTTTTCATTATCCACAGGTGTTTCCTCCTTTTCGTCTTTCTTTTGCTCGTCTGAGTGATAAATGACAATGGAATTCTCATCGTAATTAGCGATAAGACCA